AGCATTAAAATCATCTGAGGAATCTGAAAGAGAATCATCTAGACTAAGGGCATTAGCTGAATTAGGTGGCATGGGTCATGCTGAGTCTGCCAGAGAAGCTGAAGATATATATCAACAAAGTCTTGGAGATATGGATAGAGGTAATTTGAAAAGTCTTCTAGGTCTGACTGAAGAAGCTGTTAAAACTTCAAAATATGGCCCAGATAAAGGCACTGGTGTTAGAGAATTGAGTGGCCCATTTGAAGGTGGCTATTATTATGATGATAAAGGATTAGTTGATGTTCCAAGACAAATGCAACGGCCTAAGTATCAACAAGAAGAATTAGAGCCTTTAGGTGGTTTATCTGGTGAAGAATTAGCTCCTGAATCTGATAAAGAAAGATTTATGTGGGGAAGAATGCCAAAAGATGTAGGTATTATGGATAAATATTGGGAGATGGCTCAAGAAAATCCTTATGAAGATATTGTTAGTGGTTTAGAATATGGAACTAGACAACCAGAACAAAGTTTAATGGATAGGTTACTTGGAAGAGGTGGTGAACAATTACCAGAAGGTTCTGGTAAAAGGCTAAGAAAATTAATGGGCGATGAAGCTTATTTTTCTGAAGGTATGCAAATGGGTGGCATGGCTCCCGGTGGAGTATCTAATCCTTTACCATATCAACAAGGTGGATATATGCCAAGATATAATATCGGTGGTTCAGTTACTCAACAGCCAATGGCATATCAGCTAGGTGGTTTACTTAAATATAAAAGGAGTCCATTCGGATAATGGCTAGTTCTTCCAAATACAGCAGAGGGCCGGGTGACAGCATACTGGCTCTACTAGAGCCGGGTGAATATGTTCTAAATCGCAATGCCGTCAATGAGATTGGTAAAGAGAATTTAGATGAATTAAACTATGAAGATTATCCAAGGTTTGATATGTCTCAACGTGGACAAGTAATGATGGCTCAGACTGGTGGTATGCTTGGAGATATGATTGGTATGCAGGCTGGTGGTAGTACATTATCTTATGGTGGAGCTACTACTGAGATGCAATCTCTTGAAGATATGTATAAGCAGATGGGTATACAACCTACTCCAGAACAAAGGGAAAAATTTGAAAAACAGTATAAGTATGACCCATCAAGAGAAGGTGTAATATTTGAAGATTACGCTAGGGCTATAACAGGGGCCACACAGCAAGGTCAACAGAATCTTATGGGGGCCGGACAGAAAATGCAACAGTCTCAGGCTAAGGCGGGATTTGCTGGAGCTGGTGGCACTGCCCAAGCAATGACTCAACAGAGAGGAAATATTATGCAGGATTTCTTAGCTCAGGAAGGAGCGGCTAAGTCATCATTATTCAAGGGAGTGAGGGCTGAAAGAGAACGATGGGCAGGAGATGTAGCTGCGGGGTTAGGAACATTACAAAGTGAAGGTGGTACTAATGATTATACACCACCTACAGGGCTTGTATATAATCCAGCAAATGCTCCTGCTGGATATCCAGTTTTAGGTGGAGAACCCGGAGATGGTGCTTTATTCACAGATACTAATGGAATTGATTGGGAATATAATGGCAATACAAAACAATGGTCGGAAGTGGCGGAAGGATAGTAAAAATAATAATATAATGGGTAATAATTATGGGTCAATTTGATATAAGAGAATTCGGAATTCAAGAACCTGATACAGCTTCAGCTGCTGCTGTAAAAGCTTGGGATAATGAGAGGGATAGACAAGTACAGTTAAACCAAACAAATATTGAGAATGAAAGAGCTGAAAAAACGCTAGAAATAGAAGAAAGAAAATTAGGTAGAGAAGAATGGGATATGATGTATAATAATGCTAAAAATGCTTCTCAAAGAGTTATGGTATATAAATCTGGATTGAATAGTGGGGTTTCTGGACTTACTCCTAGTGGATTATCTGCTGTAGAAGATGAAGCATTAACAGAATTTACTAATAAGGAGATGTTAAATAATTATTATTCGGCTTCTGATGCTGGAAAGGTTGAATTATTCCCTAAGTTAAGAAGTTCATTGATAAATAGTGGCAATTCATCTGATAGAACTATAATGACTCAACTACAAAAAGATTATGAAACTAGAAGAGATAATATTGCTGGTAAAGAAGTTGTTGATATTATTTCAATGCAATATCCAGATGTATTCAATGATGCAACAAAGGCATTTTTATCTGGAGCGAGTTCTATTAGTCCAGAATCAGTCAATCTGTTTGGTAGTATGGTAAAAACACATTTAGATGCAAAGAATGTTGCTTATAAGACTGGAATGTCAGCAGCTGAGAAATTAATAAATAGGCCAGCTCCCGGAATAGATGCTACTGAGTTTGAGAGAAAACAAGATATTATATTAAGACAGATGGGTATGTCTATGATGGCTGAATTAAGAGGCCTAGATGAAGACGAAGAAGATGATGATTTATTTGATATTCCAAAACCAACATTAGAAAATCTTGATGAAATATTAACTGGTAAAGATAATAGTTATGATAAATTACATGATAAAAGAAAAATAGCAATATTCAATAAAGTAGTTAAAAAGCATGCTGCTAATTGGTCAACTATGGAT